CCCGGACGGTGTTGCTTATGACTGGAACAAGGCGAGTCGCATAGGAGCACCTAAGAGAACAAGAGTATGAATGTAGATATTATTAAAACGTACACAGGCTACCCTAGGACAGAAGGTCGAGTAAAATCAACCATTGCCTATGCGTATCGGTGTAAGGTGTGCGAATTAATAATGTTAACAAAGAAAGAGGCAATCCCTCATTTAAAATGCAAAGGAGCATAATATGAAAAAGGTAATTGAGATTAGGGCCGCAGAAGGCGGAGAAGATAGTAAGTTGTTTGTAAAAGATCTAGCACAAGCATACATCAAGTTTGCACAAAGCAAGGGTTGAGCTACCCGCCTGATAGATGAGTATCTTGGCGAGTTGCATATTCTTGTCGAGGGTACTGATTTATCCGGCTTATCAAACGAGTGCGGAGGCCACCGGATTCAAAGGGTTCCACCAACGGAACGTAAGGGTCGGGTCCACACAAGCACAGTGACCGTTGCTGTCATAGACCGCATTGAAGGGATCGGACCTTCCACTATACCTGCTAGTGATTTAAACATTGAATGGTATAGCGGCACTGGTGCTGGAGGCCAACATCGTAACAAGCACCAAAACTCGTGCCGAATTACACATATACCATCTGGATTGGTTGCTACAGCACAAACCAGATCGCGTCAAAACAGCTATAATTTAGCTATCCAAAATATCAAAGAAACACTTGACAACGAAGTCAAAAGACGTTATAATAACAACATAGCGAGCACTAGAAAGGATCAAGTTGGTAGCGGTATGCGAGGAGATAAAATCCGTACTTACCGCTTTCAAGATGATCGTGTTCAGGACCATTTAACTGGAAAGACTGCTAGTACTAAAAAAGTATTACAGGGTAATTTCGAACTGCTTTGGAGCTAATATGGAATTCCTCGTTGAGGGTAGTCCAAAAAAGGTAGAGTTTGTTAAGGCTATTATGCCCAGCATTATTCACCAATTAGGATTGACTAAAAGTCGTAAGACTGTGCTAGTTCGTATTGCACGAGAATGCGAAGGAATGGGAATGACTGTTCCTTTGCATGGATTGGACAGTTACGTAGTTGTAATTAAACCGATGAAGTTGAAAGATATTGGTATTACACTTGCACACGAAATGGTTCATGTTAGACAAATGGCACGGGGCACGTTACAGACTGTTAATGGTGTGAACTATTGGTGCGGCAAACGATACACAAAAAGAACAAAATATTTAGACATGCCTTGGGAACAAGATGCGTTTGCAAGGCAGGAAATTATTTTTAGAAAGGCAATTGAGTCATGAGACTAATGCTAGGCTACAATGGTAAGCCAAGTTTGCTAGTCAATGTTGGACAAGAATACAGCCCTACACACTTTGACTTTTGGGTAGTCAATGGCAACTGGGATGGTACATTCTACAATGGATATGTTACCGTACATCATCCTTATAATCCACATTCTAGTTTAGACAAGGTAGAAATACTTTGCAACAATCAAGATAGGTTGCGTAGTAGCGATTGGTCGGGTGGGTATCAAGAAGTGTTCAATAACTTCCATGATGAAAGTTATGTTGCACCTAAGCCTGAAAAATTTATAGCTCCCGCTAGTTGGGATGATGATATTGCATTTTAAGGAGATAGTATGATTATCGATGTACGTTGGTTTGCAGGACGTGACTGTGTGGGTATTGTGCAGATTGTGCAAGAACATCAAAAGCAAGAGTATCGTCAAACTGGTAATGCAGATTACAAATACTACATTGGCACAGGTTGGGGTGAAGATGAAAAGACTGATGCTGGCTATATTGCTGAACACGGTACAGCCTTCCCCAAAGCCGCAGGCGATGTATTGTTTAATGTAATTCCCGGAACACCTGTATGAACGATACATTATTGCTCATTTTGTTTCTTTTCACGAAGCATTTTATTGTAGACTTTCCTCTTCAGAATAAGTTTCAATGGAGTAATAAAGGTACGTACTTGCACCCAGGTGGCCTTTTACACGCAGGGTTACATGGCATTGGCACATATCTTTGCTTTGTGGCATTTGCGCCACAAGCGGCATTGTACTTGGCATGGATTGATGCTATAATACACTATCATGTAGATTGGGTTAAGATGAACCTTAATGCAAAAATGAGTTGGGGGCCTAACACACATGAACAGTTTTGGTGGCTGTTAGGATTAGACCAATTCTTACATGCTCTTACATATATCGGATTAGTATTTTTGGTGACGTTATGAAACAAGTTGTTTACAAAGGCTCAGTTCTAGCTAAAGGTTCTACAGCATTAGAGCTTTGGGAGAACTGGCAACGAGAAAAGAAAGACCGCAATGCGGCACAGAAGAAGTTAGACGTTCATATGAAGGATGTAGAAACCCGACATAAGGACCTTTTAGAGAGATACAAATAAAATGCCTTGGATTGAAAATGTAGCGGCATCTGACATTCCGACTCGCTTCCATCACGAAGCGGGTGA